CACGTAGTTATTTTCGCAAACTGGCTCCCTGACTACACAAAACTATCACTCGACCGTTGGGATGTAAGACATTTACTAGCAAATCCACCACGGAGAATACAATGAACAACATTGGCGCCTCATCGGCGCTCTAGCACAAATTTGGAGGGGGTGCTCCGCACCCCCTGACATATAGCACAGTAGTTGGGGGGTCGTCACCGACCCCCCTTATATTACGATCAAGGAAGACTACATACAACTATATCGCATCAGCACTGAAACTCAAGTTCCAGCTATTAATGATCCTAAGATTCTCAGCCAGAGCATTAGGCTCTAACGGAGCATAGGTCACTAACCACCACAACTGACTACCAGCAGCGTTATTCACATCTCCTTGAAACCTGTTCTGGTCAATCTTTTGAGGCTTAAACCTATGAACCATCTCGAAAGCTTCGCCCTGACGAATGGTAGCTTGCTTATGATACAAGATCCTACCGAACTCCGTCGTAAAATCAGGGAACACGCTAGGGTCGAACTCCACAGGCCTATTAGTGTTATTCATCGACGTATAGATCAAGATCTCAGGCTTCTCTTGAGCCCAGATGGCATAGATCTTCACTCGAGCAGCCAAGTTATCGTTATTAACCAGCGCACAACGAGCAATTCCTCCTCGAAGAACGACATCTCCACGGAACGTAGGGATCGTCACACCAAAGTCGATATCAGTACCGCCTCCGCCGGGTTGCCAGAAGTTTTCGGCGGCAGTATGGAAAGGTTGTAGGGCAGACGACACTTGAAGAGCAGGGAACAACCAAACTCCAGCTACACCAGGAGTGCCGACAGCCGACGCAGTCACAGTCTTAACGCCCTGGAACAAACTACGGTAATGAGGCTTAGCCTCCGTATCTCTTATCAAAATATTACGCCATTTACGCGGTCGCGTTTTCCGCTTCCGGTAATTCATTGAATAGGGGCGACCCCATTCTGTAGTGTGGGCGTAACCTTGACGCATACCCCTGCGTCTACCAAACCGCCTCCGACGGAATCTAGTACGCCGCATTTTAAAGGGGCGTCCGAAGGATACCCCTGAATCCGCACGCCTGCGTTTCAGAAAGAACGCCATGATTTCCTTAAGCAGTAAATTTTTCAGGGGGTGGCTCAGCGGGTTAGCCCGCTATTTATACCCCTGACACACCTGACACAGCCGTGACACACCCAGCTAGGCTGCGGTGACACACCTATATAAGTACTAGCTGTGCCGCACCACGGTAATACTGGAATCGTGGTGCGGCGCGTATGCCCCAGGAAAACCCTCGAATTAGGTCCAGAGGGTGGTGTTTTACCTTAAATAACCACACAGAAGAGGAAATTAACACTCTAGTAAACTTACTCGACGATGGAGACACCCGGTATGACACACCTGACACACCTGACACACCTACTTTCACTCAAAATTAATTAATTAAATTACAGGTACGCCTTCCAAGAAGAAACAGGCGACAACGGAACACCCCACTTACAGGGAGTGGTCTACTTTAGGAACGCCGTCACGTTCGCGACCCTCAAGCAATGGAATCTCAGAATGCACCTCGAAAGATCTCGCGACATTCACCTGTCACTTCAATATTGTACAAACCATGAAAAGCGCAGCGGGCGTCTGTTCACGGCCGGCTTCTCCATTTCCCAAGAGCAAATCGACGTTATCCAAGAAGATCAACTTCACGAATGGCAAAGAGAACTGGTCACCGAACTGGGGACCGTACCCGACCGAAGAAGAATCATTTGGTACACAGACACAGAGGGAGGAACAGGGAAGACAGAACTATGCAGGTACATCATACTACGACTCAAACAGGTCTTGTTTCTCACCTCCGCATCGGGAAAAGATCTGATTCACCAAGTCATCAAGGCAAAGAAAGATCCAAAGATCGTACTCTTCAATTTAAGCAGACAAACAGAAGGAGCATTCAGTTACGCTTCAGTCGAATCCATCAAGGACGGCTTAGTATTTAGCGGCAAATATGAGGGGGGAATGAGAATTTTTCAAAGACCACACGTAGTTATTTTCGCAAACTGGCTCCCTGACTACACAAAACTATCACTCGACCGTTGGGATGTAAGACATTTACTAGCAAATCCACCACGGAGAATACAATGAACAACATTGGCGCCTC